TGCGAGCATTGCGGTAGCTGTTGGAGCGATGTGAAGCGTTTTGCGGCGATCAGGTATGGCGAATGGCGATCTACGGCTAAAGGTGATGGTAAGACTGCTGGCTTTCACCTTTCGGGCCTTTATTCACCTTGGACGCCGATGGAGGATACGGTCAGAGACTTTCTGGCGTCTAAGCGAGACCCAATGCGGCTCAAGACGTGGGTTAACACTTTTTTAGGTGAGACCTGGGAAGAGCAAGGCGACCGGGTTGATGATATTGACTTGATGGAGCGCCGAGAAGATTGGGGTGATGAGCTTCCGGCAGATGTTCTTATTATGACTGCTGGCATTGACGTTCAGGATGATCGCTTGGAGGTTGAGGTCGTTGGTTGGGGCCGAGGTGAGGAAAGCTGGTCGATTTCTTACGATACGCTTTATGGAGACCCTTCTACATCTGAGCTTTGGATTAGGTTGGATAGCTTGCTGCAAAAGACGTTTACGCATCCCTTGCATGGTGAAATGGTGATCCGTTCCTCCTGCATTGACTCTGGCGGTCATTATACACAGCAGGTTTACAATTATGCGCGGCAAAGGTCTGGCAGGAGGGTATTTGCGATAAAAGGCATCGGCGGTGAGGGGAAGCCTATCATTGGTCGGCCAACCAAGAATAACATAGGAAAGATAAACCTTTTCCCAGTGGGTACTGACACTGCCAAGGAATTAGTGTATGCTCGCCTGAAGATGACGGATGAGGGTGATGGTTACTGCCACTTTCCAGAAGATCGAAATGCGGAATATTTTCGTATGTTGACTGCTGAGAAGAAGATCACCAAATACTTTAAGGGGCGCCCAAAACGCGAGTGGGTTAAGATTAGGCAAAGGAACGAAGCATTGGATTGCAGAGTTTACGCTACCGCCGCATTGGCCGTATTAAACCTGAATATTGAAGCAGTTTACAAGCAGGCACAAAATAGGGTATTATCCGAACAAACTAAACGTCCGTCTAGGGGTCCAGTAGTGCCTAGACGCAGTTCCTTTGTGCATGGGTACAGATAATGGCTAATCTTTTTGACTCGGATAATGCACCAGAGGGCGAACCTCTCGAAGTTGTTGTAGGTGACTTTCTCCAATGGAAGCGAAGTGATCTTGTCGCTGACTACCCTTCTGCGACACATACTGCTGAATATGTGGCCAGGGTTACTGGTGGCGGAAATAGCGAGATCAAGTTGGTCGGGGTCGGCAGTGCAGATTACTATCTGTTCACTGTTGATAGTGCTACATCTGTTGATTTCGATCCCGGCTTTTATCACTGGCAGCTTGAGATCACTGAGACATCCAGCGGCAATCGCGTTGTTGTGCAGCGAGGTGAGTTCAACGCTATTGTTGACCTTGACGTAAACGGCACTGATCCTCGGACGCACTCGGAGATTATGCTGGACAAGATTGAAACTATACTTGAAGGCAAAGCTGACAGCGATGTTTCTAATTATAGCATTGCTGGTCGCTCTCTAACAAAGATGACTTTTGATGAGCTTATGGTCGCCCGCGACAGGTATCGTCAGGAGGTCTTGGCTTATCGTCGCAAGCTGAGAATAGAGGCAGGGAAAGCCAGCGGAACAACTGTAAAGGTTAGATTTAGCTAATGGGCATTTTGGACATTTTCAATCGGTCTAAAAAGCCGAAAAGTCGCAGAAACTATGCAGCCGCTAGCAAAGGGCGGCTTTTCGCTGATTTTAACGCAAGTAATCGAAGTGCTGATAGTGAAATCTACCCAGTATTGCGCGACTTGCGCAACAGGTCGCGTGACTTGGAGAGAAACAACGAATATATGCGCCGTTACTTGCAGTTGCTGCGCACGAATGTGGTCGGTGAGGGTGGCATTCGGCTACAGATGAAGGCTCGCAACCCAGATGGCGGCATGGACATTGGTGGCAACAATATTGTTGAGTCTGCCTGGAACGAGTTCTGCCGATACGGTGGCCCGACAGTTGACGGTCAGATGTCTATGATTGACCTGCTAAATCATGTGATAACTGGCGTTGCTAGGGACGGCGAAGTATTCTTGATGAAGGTTCGCGCGAACTATTTGCGTCAGGGGTATGCTTTGCAGCTCATAGAGCCTGACATGATTGATGAAAGCCACAATGAGCGTGTTAAAGGTGGCAATCCTATCCGCATGGGTATCGAGATTAACGAATCTACCCGCCGACCAGTTGCTTATCACGTTTTAACGGCTCACCCTGGTGATTACGACTACACTACATTGGCAAACGGCAAGAAGCGCAACCGTGTCCCTGCGGATCGTATGATGCACATCTATCGTCCAGATCGTGCGGATCAGACGCGCGGTGTTCCTTGGTCAGTTTCCGCTATAGCCTCTTTAAAGATGTTGCATGGTTACCGCGAGGCTGAATTGGTTGCGGCCAGAGTTGGCGCTGCTAAGATGGGTTTCTTTACGTCTCCAGCCGGCGATGGTTTTACCGCTGACGACTACGAAGACAACGTAACTCCAATATATGATGCTGAAGCTGGAACCTTTCATCAGCTTCCGGCCGGAGTTGACTTCACTGCCTTTGATCCAAGTCACCCTAATTCAGCCTTTGCCGACTTTGAGAAGGCCGTTTTGCGTGGAATTTCAGGTGGCTTAGGTGTTAGCTATACCTCACTGGCCAATGATCTAGAGGGTACTTCATATTCCTCCATACGTCAGGGCGCCCTTGAAGAGCGTGATTTCTATCGGACTTTGCATCGGTTTATGATCGACCACTTTATTGATCCGTTATTTCGTGAGTGGCTTGAGCATGTAATGGGCTTTGGCGTTATTCCGATCTCTGGTACAAACAAGATTGCAAAGTTCAGCGCAGGTATTTCCTGGCGAGCGCGTGGGTTCCAGTGGGTTGATCCGCTGAAGGAAATTAATGCTGCTGTTATCGGTTTGCAGAATGGCATCTTGAGCCATACTGACATTGCAGCCAACTATGGTCGAGATGCAGAGGAAACATTCTCGCAGATCAGCCGTGACAAAGAAATGGCCGCTGCCTACAACTTATCAATGGCTTACGAGCCATTTGGCGATAAACAGCCTGTCCCAGCGGAGGTTGAGGCAAATGACGAACAAACCTAATAGTGGCATGGTATCAGAGGCCAAGAAAGGTTTGGCTTGGCGTAGCGAGTATGGTCGCGGCGGGACTGAGGTTGGCATTGCACGGGCGCGGGACATTTCAAACGGTAAGAACCTGTCCGATGATACGGTCAAGCGCATGTATTCTTTTTTCAGCCGACATGAGGTTGATAAGAAGGCTGATGGATTTCGCCCAGGTGAAGATGGTTATCCGTCAAACGGTAGAATTGCTTGGGCTTTATGGGGTGGCGACAGCGGCTTTTCTTGGTCGCGCAAGTTAGCTGCTAAAATGGAAAAGGAACGCTCTATGGAAGATTTGGCAAAATCTGATATACTGCCCGAAACTACAGAGGGCGAAGAAATGGAAACTGAAGTTAGGGCAGAGCCAGATGGCTTGAGTGTTGGCGATTACGTCCAGTGGGATAGCTCTGGCGGTTCAGCTTATGGGCGCATAGATCGCATAGAGCGTGACGGCTCAATAAACGTGCCAGACAGTGATTTCACTGTGAATGGTGATGCGGATGATCCAGCGGCTTTGATTGAAGTGTACCGCGAAGGCGAGGATGGCTATGAAGCCTCTAGCCGGATGGTGGGGCATCGGTTCTCCACGCTAACTAAAGTGGCTGAACGTGGTTACAAAGACAAAGAGCGTCACATTGTAAACATTGAGGAAACCGAAAGCACAATCGTCATTACATACGCAAAAGATGACGAAGAGACGACTGAAGAGCGTTTTGAGCGTGAAGAGATGAAGACGCGCGGCATGATGTTCGACAATAAGGTTGTAAATGAAGAAATGCGGACGGTTCAGATAGCTGTATCCAGCGAAGAACCTGTTGAGCGTAGCTTTGGAACAGAAATATTAGATCACAATGATCGCAGCATTGACCTTAGCTTTGCTCGATCAGGTACGATGCCTTTGTTGCTGGATCACGATCCACGTCAGCAGATTGGCGTTGTGGAAAACGTAGACCTTGATGGCTCGGCGCGTAGATTGCGCGCGACAGTTCGTTTCGGAAGGAATGGGCTTGCCAAAGAGGTCTTCGATGATGTTGTTGATGGTATCAGAAGCAACATTTCGGTTGGCTATCATGTCAACTCAATGGTCGAGGACGGCGAGGCAAGCTACCGCGTCAATAATTGGCTACCAATGGAAGTTTCGGTTGTATCCATCCCCGCTGACAGGACAGTCGGTGTCGGACGTTCCGCAGCAGAAGCGCCACCCGCAAAACCCAAAACTGAAACTCGTAATGAGGTAAAGACTATGACAGAAGAAGTCAAAGTTGACGTAGAGGCGGTTCGCGCAGACGCAGCTCGCGCCGCAGCTAAAGATACAGCAGAAATGTACCGTTTAGCAGCAAAACACAGCAAACGTGACATGGCAGATAAAGCGGTTGCAGAAGGCCGCACACTTGCAGAGTTCCGTGGTGAACTTTTGGAAGCAATCGGAAATCAGCCACTTGATACGCAAGAGATTGGCCTTACAAAAAGCGAAGTTCGTGACTTCTCTTTGATGAAGGCAGTTCGTGCGATGGCAAACCCAACTGACCGCAACGCCCAGCGCGATGCAGAGTTTGAGTTTGAAGCATCACGCGAAGCGGCACAGCGTGCAGGCATTGACCCACAAGGTCTATATTTGCCACACGACGTTTTGCGCTCTTGGAACCAACGTGATCTGAACACATCGAATGACAGCGCATTGGTTGCAGAAGCATACCGTGGCGGTGATTTCATTGA